ACGAGTTGGTCCAGGTGGTGGAAATTATTATACGTATGTACCTCGTAATGTTAAAAACAATAACACACAGGAATATATAAATATGTTACATGACTACATAGCAAATAATGCAGAGAATCAGACTCCACAACAATCTGCAGATAAATTTTTAGCAGATAATATAAATAACGTCTTTTCTAATATGGTTACAAGTACTGATGCCCAGTAATTATACAATACCAGGACAAACTACCACTACCACTACACAAAAATCATTATATAGTATGCCTGCAACTGGCACTGGTGGTGGTGGACGAGGCCTTTATTCAATGCCAGCTGGAACATCAGAACAAGTTGGTGGGTATACAGGTCCTAAAGGAGGTCGCACTCCTTTAAATATACTAGCAAGTATACCTGGTACTATTGAAGGTATAATAAAGGGTGGACTTCATTTTGGTATAGCTACTCCATATGCTACGATTAAAGCAGGTTTTCATTCCGCTTTAAAAGGAGACCTTGATGTATTTCCTGAAGAGTTTAATAAAATTGTTGAAGAATCCGCTACAAATGTAAATTTGTTTGGATTTAAACCTTTTGTAGCTCAAACAGAAGCAGGTCAAAGATTTCAAGAAATGTTTCATGAGCAAGTTATTGGAAAAATTAGTAATCACTTTCAAAAAAAAGCTGACCTCGTATTTGAAGCTACAAATAATCCAGCACTAGCTACAGGTGTTAGAACAGTGGGAGAACT